GGACAAGGTCTATTTTTTTTTTGAAAAATTAAAAAAACTTACATCAAAACGACTTGACTTTCTCGGTGTACCGTGATATAATATAATCAAGATAAGGAAAGGGGGTGATGAAGTTGAACAAAGAAGATTGGCTCAGGTTACTTGAAAAGGCAATAGACAATATTCCTGAAACGGTAACTGCTATCGCAAGTCTAGTGACCGCAATAACGGTCGCAAGGCAAAACAAAAAGCGTAAACCGAAATCCCGTCAAAGAAAAAGGTAAACGCTAAGAGGTTGGGGCGAAAGCCCCTTACACCTCTATTTTATCAAATGGAAAGAGGAAATGCAATGGTTAGTGCAATAGCTATTTTTATAATTGCAATCAATGTATATATTTATCTAAAAAATAAAAAGGACAAATAAGATGAGAGAAGTTATTCAAGAATTGTTAGACAGTTCGATGTCTACATCTGCTATTTCCCAAGGTGCTGGAGTTCCATGGACTACTGTTTCTGACCTCAGAAAAGGAAAAACAAGCATGGACAAAATGGCACTTCTCACAGCAGAAAAACTTTATGAATTTGCTACAACTGATAAGCAGTGATTTCGGTCACTGTTTTTATTTTTGACAAAACACCTCCCTATTCTTCAAGTAAGCACTTTTTTGAAAAATCAGAGCAAATAAAAAACCGCAAGCCTGAGCCTGCGGTGAAAGAACAATTTAGAAAGTTTCCTTTCTATTTATTTTACTGTAATCAAGCCATCTGGCTCTACTGTGAACTCTGGTTTATCTGCCATCGTTCCGTCTGGTTTGAGGTAGTACCAGCCTGTTCCGTCTGCTGACTGGATAAAGGCATTTGATACCATAGCACCTTCTTTAGCGTCTAAGTAGTACCAAGTGTCCTTGTACTTGACCCAGCCTGTCTTCATGGCACCTTCTACATCAAAATAGTACCACTTCTCAGCGATTTTCTTCCAGCCTGTAGCCATTTCGCCTGATTGGTCAAAGTAGTACCAGTTGCCGTCTGTGTGCTTCTTCCAGCGGTCTGAAAGCATATAGCCTGAGCCATCGAAATAATACCAGGTACCGTTGATTTTCTCAAACTTATCTTTTGGATAAGAGCCGTCTGAGTGTACGTACCAGTAGCCAGTGCCATTTTTCTGCCAGCCTGTTGCAGCGCTCAAGCCGTTTTCGATGTCTTGCTTAAACTGTTCACGGCTAATGCCCCATTTAGCAAGATATGGATAAGGGTCAACGTGGTCTGAGTGGTTGTTTGGTTGGTTATTGGTACAGTATTCATGCGTCTTGATGCCTGCCAAGTCGTCTGTATCAAGAGTCTTCGGCAAGCCTGCTTCGTCCGCTAGATTGCGTAGCAATTCGATATAGAGGCGATAGTCAGCCATAAACTCTTCCTTAGTTGAATGGCTTTCAATCAGTTCAACCGCTGCGTAACTCTCAGCATTCCAACCGCCCCCAACATCCCAACTTCCGTTGTTCACAGGTCCTACTTGCATGACACGGCCGTTTCCGACAACATGTGAAAAGAACCCTAGTTCAGGGTCCTTTCTATAGTGATAATCCGCTTCATTCTGTACGGTTGAGTTGCGGTTACCTGTTGAGTGAGCATGTACTTGTCGATAAGGCTGCACCCCAACCTGTGGCAAGCCTGTACGTAGTCTGTTTCTATCGATATCCATTCCCTATCGTCCTTTCCATGCGTCATTCATCTGCTTCACTGCTGACTCTACGAAGGTGTCTAAGTCTTTGTCAGTCATGCTAATATTGTATTTTGTAAGCTCAGCACGGACTTTAGCGCGAGCCTGTGCCAGTTTTTCATCTCCCTTGTAGCCAGTTTCAGCAGCTACCTGCTCCACGGCATTTACTGCATTTTTAGCTAGAATTTCAGCGATGATCACCGCTTTCTCTCCGCCTTTACGCAAAAGATAATCTTTTACTGCTTTTACAATACCGCCTACTGCTACTGTTAAAAAGCTTGTCGCAAAAGCAATGATGATTTCAGTAATTTGCTGCATTTGTTATTCTCCTTTTTTCGTGTCATCATCTTTTTCAAGTAATCGCTGAAATACTTTTACAATCGGCTGAAAAAGAGTAACATTTCCTTTTAATTTGCGATAATTTTCAATGAGAGATTGAAAAGTAAATGCGATGTACCCGAGATAGATTGAGTGCAAGAATACAAAACCTGTCTTTTCAGGCAACAAAACGGACGCCGGAATGAGGATCATCAGTAAGAGAACCCCTGAAATCTTACGAAGGAGCCCGTTAATGCCGATTTTGCTCTTGTACTCGATGTCAGGATTGATAATCGCCGCAATCGTCCCTGTCACAAAATCAATGATTTCCATTGAGACAATCAGTGCTAGAGCGTACAAAACCAAACCATCTTCAGTCTGTACGACACTTCTTAGAAAATTGAAAAATTCAATTTGCATACAACCTCCTATTCTTTAGGTTCTACCGTTGGAACCGTCCAGTCAGGATTGCCCTCTGCATCAAATTTCATGATATAGAATTCATGATTCAACAGAACGGCTACGTTGATTGTTGCGATTGTACCACCCCACTGGTTGAACGCCCAAACGGTTTCAACATCCTTGAATTGGCGACGGCCATTTACGATCACAGGACGTTTTTGAACGTCACGATACATATAGAAGTCATCGCTTACATTCTTGCAACGAATGAACTCTCCATTTTCTTTCATGTAGCGCAAAGCGCTCGCAAGATCAAATGGTTCTGTGATTTTTGTAAGGTCTAGTAAGTTATCTGTGTTTTGATTTGTTTCTGCCATGTCTATTCTCCTTTGTCTGCTGGTTTAGTTTGTTCATCAAGCAGAGCTTCCAGCTCATCCACTCGTGCTTGAAGTCTTTGATTCTCTTCCCTTTGCTCATTCAACTGAATACTCAAGATATTACTTGTAATCATCGAATTTGTTGAAGTTGTTGACATTTCACTAATTGTCATTTGTAAGGCTTGGTTAAGCTGTTCTGTGTTCATTTTCTAAGTTCTCCAATCTGTGTGTTCGTTTTCTATTTTCAAGAGCAAGCTCCTAAATTGCTTTAAGTGCGATATTGGTCAACATGTTGTTATTCATGCTATTGTTTTCTCCATTTTTTCTATTTTTTGATTTAATTCTTGAATAGCCTTGATTAAGTAAGGAACTAAAGCGGTATAGTCGATATGCAGATAGCCATCTGGATTCTCAGGATCTCGTGAGACAATTTTTGGAACGATGGTTTCAGCCTCTTGAGCTATTAGACCAATCTCCTCATGTTTCTTATTTTCGATGAAATCAAATGCAACCATTCTTAATCTGTTGATTTTGTCCAAGGCTTTCACAGCTGTATCTGTGATGTTCTCTTTTAAGCGTCTATCTGATTTTTGTTCCATCCAATACTTCAAGCTACCGCTACCGACCTGATTCCACCAAACAACCGCATTCCTTCCGCCTTTGGGATTCCAACCATCACCAAGCACATCTTTACTTCCAAGTTCGATACCATTTGAAAACACAGGAGAACGAGAAAAAGTAGTATTCCCATAGAAGTTTGCTCTCGATGAATTCGAAAAATCCACTTGATCATAAAAACCGACTTCATTCCTACAGTACATTTTCCCATCAGTATTGACGTTCCATGCTTTAGGTCCGGCATAGTTCCAATTATTTCCCCAGTTCGCCCAGAAGGCTGTCCGGACTCCATACCCGGCACCATTCCCCATACCAACAGAGAACTGATTGACACCTGAAATCCAGCGACCGCCACCCTGGTCAAATTGACCAAGTGTGAATCCACCGATTCGGCCTTGATAGGCTTCTAGGAAGGTTGAGCTAGAAATGACGGACTCAACCTTAGTAGAGAAGATACGTTTAGATATCAGTTGGTCAATAAAAGCATCAGTTGCAGTTAATTTTTTAATAAGCGCATTGTCAACTTTCAACTTCTCAGCAGTTACCGCTTCAGCTTCTAATATCGTAGTCGTGACCGAACCAGCTTCAAAATTGGCCGTTTTGAGCTTATCAACCATGGCAGACTTGATGACTGCTCTGTCAATCAGGGTCTCTCCAGTGATGTGGGTCAATTTCCCAACTAAGCGGTTATGTCCATTGGCGCCAAGATTGATTCCAGAGATGATATCTCCAGCCGAGTTGATGTTTTCAACTACCCATGAGCCAGCTAGTTGAGTCATTTTTGTTTGCGTTGCTTCAAGCTTCTTATTCGCATCTGCGACTGCATCTTCTGGATGTGGTTGCCATGTTCTAGGTTTATAACCTTTGTACAAGTCAACTTCTGTAATATACAAATCAGCTGTTCCTGATGATGAGCCATTGTTATCAAAACGAATGTAAGCATTATCCATTTCTCCGGAATTAAAAGTTACTGAGACATCTTCGCATCTAGAGGTAGATAGTTTCTTGCTGCTAACAACTTTCTTAACGATTGTGAATCCATCGCTCTCGCCTGCTCTTCGTCCCAAAATATAAACATCATAGCTTGCGAGAGCACTGTTGTTAAATCCTCTAAAATTCAGTACATAGTCAGTATTTCGTTCAAGATTAAAACGGTGACTATACAAAAAGTTTTCGTTTTTAGTTGCATTACTTAAACGCATAAGGTCTCTCTGCCCGTTGTGATAAAAGCTATGCTTAACCAATCTTCCTAAATTTTGAGTTGAGCCCCATTCATTCGTAGCATTTTTAAAATCACTATTCTTAATGAGGTTAGGGCCGCTTACACTATATTTCCCAACCTCAACCTGAAACAGTTGATTAGTCAGAGCCATGCGAGCAACCTTATCCGCAATTCCATTTTCAGTATTGCCCAAAATCCGCTCGTAAAGTTTACTGGTTTCCTTAACACGCTGGAAGTCAGTAGTCTCTACTTTTCGCGCTAGTTGATTGGTCACATTCGCAAATTGACTATCAGCATTCGCTTTGTTTGCAGAAACCTGATCAGATATTCTACCCATTTGTCGTTCAGCATTATCCTTGTTTGTGGCGACCTGAGTCTTTAAATTTGAAATCTGATTATCTGTGCCTTGTTTATTACTGTTTATCCGATTTGAAAGATTTGAAATCTGAGTAGTGGTTCCTTGCTCACTGCTTGTAAGTCTATTTGATAGACCACTGATTTGACCGCCCACATCTTGCTTATAAGTAGTTATCTGACTTGAAATATCCGTGAACTTACCATCTACAGATTGACGATAGCTAGCGATTTGACTAGCGATGTCTTTATTCGCACTAGTTTTAACAGCTTCAATCCTCTGATTGATACCCTTAACATCTTCTTGATAAGTAGCCTTACCAACGAAATCACGATTGACCAGCTCACGGACTGCTGTCGCTTGTCTCGCGCTCTCCTCACGAGTATAGCGCTGTAGGGCTTCCTGTCGCTGACCGTCTTTATTTACATATTCCTGAATAGCTGATAAGTCGGTTCGCAAGCCCTGAGCTGTCCGCTCAAAGGTAGCCTTAGCTTCAGTGATGAGACCATCAGCGTCCTCAGGCGCAGGACTCCAGTCCGTCGCCACACTACCGATTTCAACCTTGATTCCTGTTACCCAAGCTGTACCGCTTGTAGCACCTTCAAGATTGAATCGCAATGATGTCTTCAATTGATCAAAATTTGTTTTTTCAGAGTAGTCATAAGTGAATGTAATATATTTCCAATCTGCCGAACCTTTATACATACCAAGCGTAGCATAATCTGGACCACTCTGTACTCCGGTCTCACTATTTTTTCTAAAAAGATAATGTTTGAAGCAATTAAATACATTCCAAAAATTTCGACCTTGGACTACATTTTCGTACTTGATCCAAGCGCTAAAAGTAACTTTTTGATACAACCTTGAGCTGAAATCTGGTTCAAGGTTGAACGTTAAAGTAGAGTTGTTCTCTAGCCTATAGCATTCTTTTTGACCTGTGACGTGGTTTTCAGGTAATTTTTCAATTACAGCTCCAACCGTCTTGGATTTTATCCATAGATTCCGTCCTCCCACCTTCATTTTTGAAAATTCCTCACGCAATTTCCCAGCTTCAGATACAACTAAAGTCTTATCTGCTTTATCCTTGGTTGCGTTCAGGATTTCCTGACGGATAGAGCCAGCTCGCACCTCAAATTCAGCCTGACTCAACTTCTGATTTAGTTTGTTCTGCGTGTCTGTCTCAAGACTCTTCACAGATTGCCGGATATTTTCAGCAGTCACGTTGAGTGCGCTGATATCCACTTTAGTTCTAAGACCTTCAGTCAGACGGCTTACACCAGCGTCGAGTGAGTTGGCTCGTTGTTTGAAGGTCGATTCTACTGTTGAAATCTGACCTTCTATATCTTCAGGAGCTTCGCTGTAATCAGTCGCTAACGTTCCTGATTCGATTTTCGGAGCGCATATTTCGATAATTCCTGCGCCAGATTGTCCAAATTGAATTGAATTTTCAATTGCATCAGCAGTAAATGTAAATGAATATTTTTGCCAATTTTTATGAGAGATGGATTTCTGAAATTTGCGATTTAAATCGGTATTATTTGCCCACGAACGAAATAGCAAGTTCACGTTTGCATTTGGGCTATCGCTAGCAATCCTTGCATAACAAGAAATCGTGTACTTTTCACCAATTCGCAATCTAACAAGTTGAGTTAAATCTTTATTTCCACCATTCGTATTTTCAATAACACGAATCATGTTTTTTATCATTTTTTTGGGAGGATCCAAAACTTCTAGGCTAATCGCTCGCCCATTTCCTCCGCTTGCACTCATCCAACATCCTTTTGAACGATCGCCAATCAACAAACTCGCAGTATTACGCAAGAGGTTGATTCCTCCGACCTGCACACTCGCTATCTTACTAGAGAGCTCCTCAGCTGTCTGCGTAAGTTCTGACTTGCTGGCTTTATCCTTGGTTGCATTCAGGATTTCCTGACGGATAGAGCCAGCTCGCACCTCAAATTCAGCCTGACTCAACTTCTGATTTAGCTTGTTCTGCGTGTCTGTCTCAAGCCTCTTCACAGATTGCCGGATATTTTCAGCAGTCACATTGAGTGAGCTGATATCCACTTTGGTTCTAAGCCCTTCAGTCAAGCTTCTCACACCAGCGTCGAGCGAGTTGGCTCGTTGTTTAAAGGTCGATTCTACTGTTGAAATCTGACCTTCTATATCTTCAGGAGCTTCTGAATAAGAAGTATCTACATCGCTTATTTCAAACTTCGGCATCCAAATCCAAACGGTTCCTTCCTGGTTGAAATTGAACAACCATTCATTTGTGGTCTGCTTGGATTCGTTTGTCCAACCTTTTGGAATATGGACAACATATCGCTTAATTTCTGTCGACAATGTCACATTTCCAGTTTTATATCCGATATTCCCTAATCGAGATCTCAGCATTATTCCATTTTTATTTGCCTTAGCATAAAAACTAATGGTTACATCTTGATTAGTCGTACTTCCGGGAATTACTTTCCCGAATTGACCCAGAGCTGGATAAGTAACCTTGGGATTACCTCCATCACGGCCAGATGGATTCAGACCTATAATTTTAAGAGCCTTGTGTCCAAGATACTTACTTTCGCTATCGATAGTAGCCGTATATGTACTCGTTGTCCAAATTCCTGTTTTTGAAATATCCTGCTTGAATAGTGAGTTCAAGAATAGATTTCGACCGGATGCCTGCACACTCGCTATCTTACTAGAGAGCTCCTCAGCTGTCTGCGTGAGTTCTGACTTGCTGGCTTTATCCTTGGTTGCGTTCAGGATTTCCTGACGGATAGAGCCAGCTCGCACCTCAAATTCAGCCTGACTCAACTTCTGATTTAGCTTGTTCTGCGTGTCTGTCTCAAGGCTCTTCACAGATTGCCTAATATTTTCAGCAGTCACATTGAGTGAGCTGATATCGGCTTTAGTTCTAAGGCCTTCAGTCAGACGATTCACACCAGCTTCGAGTGAATCAGCACGCTGTTTAAAGTTGGATTCGACCGCTGAGACACGTTCGTCTTGGTCTTCGTATGCTGGTGACCAGTCACCTGCAAGATTTCCCTCAAAAATGGCAGGGGCGCAGATTTCAACCCATACCCCCTCTTTACCGCCTACTTGAGGGCCATGGCGGCCAATGATGACCGTCTTGGCTTGATCTGTTGCGGTTTGGGTCCATTTAACCCAGCACAACTGCCAGTCTGTCGAGAGACGGATAATAGACAAGCCATCTGACGACCTTGACTTATATCCGCTGCTGTTTTCTGATGATACAACCGTGTTAGGATTGTAAAAATGACAGCGCACAGGATAGTCATTTTCACTGGCTCGTGCATAAAAGATAGCTATATACTCTGTCCCAGCCGTTGGTATAACGGTTCTTTCCACATAGCTATCCTGATATCTAGTTGCTCCTGCGACTGTTCTGATAACTTTAAAACCATTATATTCACTAACCGGCTTGTATCTCGCAAGCTCTTTTGTGCCTTTCAGCAGATTTCTGCGCCCTAAGTGCACACTCGCAATCCGACTAGCTAGCTCCTCAGCTGTCTGCGTGAGTTCTGACTTGCTGGCTTTATCTTTGGTTGCGTTCAGGATTTCCTGACGGATAGAGCCAGCTCGCACCTCAAATTCAGCCTGACTCAACTTCTGATTTAGTTTGTTCTGCGTGTCTGTCTCAAGGCTCTTCACAGATTGCCGGATATTCTCAGCAGTCACATTGAGTGAGCTGATATCGGCTTTGGTTCTAAGGCCTTCAGTCAGACGATTCACACCAGCTTCGAGGGAGTTGGCTCGTTGTTTGAAGGTCGATTCTACTGTTGAAATCTGACCTTCTATATCTTCAGGAGCTTCTGAATAAGAAGTATCTACATCGCTTATTTCAAACTTCGGCATCCAAATCCAAACGGTTCCTTCTTGGTTGAAATTGAACAACCATTCATTTGTGGTCTGCTTGGATTCGTTTGTCCAACCTTTTGGAATATGGACAACATATCGCTTAATTTCTGTCGACAATGTCACATTTCCAGTTTTATATCCGATATTCCCTAATCGAGATCTCAGCATTATTCCATTTTTATTTGCCTTAGCATAAAAACTAATGGTTACATCTTGATTAGTCGTACTTCCGGGAATTACTTTCCCGAATTGACCCAGAGCTGGATAAGTAACCTTGGGATTACCTCCATCACGGCCAGATGGATTCAGACCTATAATTTTAAGAGCCTTGTGTCCAAGATACTTACTTTCGCTATCGATAGTAGCCGTATATGTACTCGTTGTCCAAATTCCTGTTTTTGAAATATCCTGCTTGAATAGTGAGTTCAAGAATAGATTTCGACCGGATGCCTGCACACTCGCTATCTTACTAGAGAGCTCCTCAGCTGTCTGCGTGAGTTCTGACTTGCTGGCTTTATCCTTGGTTGCGTTCAGGATTTCCTGACGGATAGAGCCAGCTCGCACCTCAAATTCAGCCTGACTCAACTTCTGATTTAGCTTGTTCTGCGTGTCTGTCTCAAGGCTCTTCACAGATTGCCGGATATTCTCAGCAGTCACATTGAGTGAGCTGATATCCGCTTTGGTTCTAAGGCCTTCAGTCAGACGGCTTACACCAGCGTCGAGTGAATCAGCACGCTGCTTAAAGTTGGATTCGACTACTGAGACACGGTCTTCTTGGTCTTCATACGCTGGTTGATAGGCTGGAAAATAATTACCAACCGATAACATAGCGTTCTCAATGACGACCTGCAGACCAGCAGGAAATCCATAATTAGTACCAAAACGAATGAACACATTATTAGTCTGATAGTCCTCAGAAGAACTAGACAAGTCAATCGTAAACTCAAAATGTTGGCGTTCGACAGTTCCACCTTTAAAAATTAAGTTTCTGTAGGCATACCATGGATGAGCACTAAAATGCACCATAGCAGGCATGTCATTTACTAGGGCGACAGGGAAAGTCACATCAAAAGATATGCGAACATAATCACGCTTGAACCTGTCACTGTTCTTCCAGAAATCAGGAACTATGAATGTTCGATAGTCGTATACTGCTTGACCTCCTGTTGTGAACGTTCTTGAACGTGAATTCCTGAAGTAATTCCGTGAACTACCTGCCTGCACACTCGCAATCCGACTAGCCAGCTCCTCAGCTGTTTGCGTGAGTTCTGACTTGCTGGCTTTACCATTGGACAAGTTGGTCAGTTCTGACAGTCTACGAGTCGTCGTCTCCTCATACGTCGCTTGCGCTGACTTCACGCCAGCCAGTTCATTCTTAGTCCGACTAAGTACTTCAACTTGCTTGGCAATCTCAGCTTCAGCCTGTGCTTGCTTCGGTCGAATATCGTTTGCGATAGTTCGTTTTAGAACATCCAAGTCACCTGACAAAGCCGTCTGAGCGCTCGTAGTCTGCGACTTAAACGCTTCAAGTCTAGCAACAGAATCCAGCTCAATCCGCTTAGCTTCCTGTGCAAGCAGGGTACTTGCGCCAGACAGTTCTTTTTTGGTCTGAACAAGTGCTTCAACTTGCTTGGCAATCTCAGCTTCAACCTGTGCTTGCTTCGGTCGAATATCATTCACGATAGTCCGTTTCAGAGCGTCCAAGTCACCTGACAGAGCCGTTTGTGCGCTCGTAGTCTGCGACTTAAACGCTTCAAGTCTAGCAACAGAATCCAGCCCAATCCGCTTGGATTCCTGAGCAAGAGAACTACTTGCGCCAGCATTTCGCAAAGCTTCCTCAGCCTTGCGCTTAGCTTCTTTCAATGGCCCGTTGTCAAAGCTATTAAAGCGCTGATTGATAGTGTCAGACAGTTCTTGCTTGACTTCTTCCGCCTTGGCCTTGGCAAGTTCGATGCCGTCAGAAATTTCCTGTCTAAGCAATCCAGCCTTATGATCAAAGTCTAAGTCAGCATTTTGAAGAGCCTTTTCAAGGGCAACTTCTTGTGCAGATTCTGTTACTCCAAGAATGGCATACGCTGCGCTAGATAAGCCACCAGATGTTCTAGAACCACCAGCTCCTGCCTTATCATCGAGAATCAGAGAGATATATTCTTCTTTTAAGGCATCGAACTCATAAGCAATAGCTTTCTTAAATACATCAACATTATGTTTCCAGCTCTTGAGATTGACCGTATCACCCATGTGAACAACTTGCCCATCAAGTTCATAAGCTTCAATCTTGATAGCGTCAGAGATCTTGTCAATGCCCTCATTTGAGAACTTAGCCTGTGCCCACTTCTGCAACTCTTCAACGGATTTTGCGTTGTTGTTCTCATACTCTTTTCGTTTATGTTAAGGATAAGAATTAATAAGAGGACTATCAACAGTCACTCTGATAGTTGTTTCCTTTTCAGCACCTTCAGGCTTAAATGTGGATCGAGCATGAATCCTTGTAACAACATTTTGACTGTTTTTGGTTCGTTGGTAGTCCTTCAGATTCTTATGTGTTGTAATAACAACACCACGATTCTCCCCACGACTCTTCTTGACAGTCATCGCAAAGTTATCACGAACCAGCTCGCCTTCCCATGTACCAACAATGCTGTGCTTACCGTCCAGCAATATAGAGTATAGGGTTTCTGTTTCAGTCGTATTGAAGGTCCTACGGTCCTGGATATCGCTATTGAAAGAAAAATCTCCCAAAGCAGTTTTGGTGTTTTGAACCATGCGAGAAAGAGTCATGCCACAGCTCTGACTAGTCACACTTACTGGTGTGATAGAACGTTGCATCACATCGTCTGAAATGTGATAGGCTGTGATTTCCAGATGATCATTGTATTCAACAGGTTTCTTAATGCGAAATAGCTGCGCACCAAGAACAGGAGTCGGCGCTTTTATCAACATATCTTCTTGGATGAGCTGATAAATACCAGAGTCGGAAATGGGATATTTCACAGTTAAGGTGAAATCGCCATTCATGGTCTCTTTAACAATCGCCGAAGTCGCTTCATGAAGTGGCTCCCCGTTCCACCGAACGGTTCTCACATCTTTATTAAGTAGATAAAGCAATTATGCCCACCCCCAAACCGTCTCAATTTCAAGTGATTGAATACCTGGACCCAAAACAACCCCAATATTCTTCACTTTCGCTGGATCAACTGTGATAAAATCCCCTGACCATTTCACTGGCTTCCCTGTTGTCGTTTTAAAGCTAGGATTGTCAGGATTATTAACCATCACAAGCGATTCTGAGAGTTTTTCAAGCCTAATGACCTGACCAGCGATTGTAAATGAAGTCTCAACAGCGCTCTGACCAACGATTGTGATTTTAGGAAAAGCAAGAGCAGAACCTTGAACGGTCAAGGTTCCACTTCTTGTCAATCTCTGTGTATCGGAGCCTTTAAAGTATTTTGTAGGATGGCAAGTGAATTTTACATCCACCGTCCATGCACCAAAATCATCTTTAATAATTTTGAAATCATCCACTTTATAGCACCAATATTTCACGCTTGGCTCTTGTTCATTCTCTAACCAAAATTTTTCACGATTTAACAGAGAAGAAAAACGGTATAAGTCTTCATCCGTTGGGTTAATCAAGCTAATGTGGTAGCTTTTTTCAATCAAACTACGATGCCTATTTGATTGAACAATTGCACCACTAATCCCATCATGTTCTAAAAGACTAGTTTTTGAGGAGGATACGATGATTTGTGGTCGTGTTTCAACCAGAATCTCACATTTAAATGATGATGTTTTCACTCCATCAATGATTAACTCATTAATTTTTGTCATGCGAAACCTCCTCTCAAATTAGTTTTTCTTTGTAGTTCTTCAGCAATACGTGTTCCGACTACGTCAGCTAGTCTATTCAAATCCGCTTCTTCTCGGATGGTCACTCCTGAGAAGTTGACATTGATGCTATTCGATGTATTCATCGTATTAGCAATGCTTTGTCCAATTGCACCAAGAGTTGACTTATTGAGTGGAAGGATTGCTTCTGCACCAGCTTCTCCACCAACCATTGCTCTATTTCCATTCATTCCAAATAAAGTTGGTTTGGTCATGATACCACCCTTCGCATACCACTCAATACCGATGCTTGGAACGCCCTGACTTAACCAGTCTAATGGATTGGCTGAACCACTTACATAGAAGTGTGGTAATGGAATGTGCGGCCAACTGATATTGAAATTAAATAGATTCTTAATAGCTTGGATAGCGTTAGATACTGCATTTTTAGCACCATCAATAGCATTTGAAATAGTTGATTTGATAGAGTTCCAAATATTGCTAGCAGTGGATAAGATACCATTAAAAATTCCTGAAATCGTGCCACTCAAATTATTAAACAAATTTGACCCGGTTGAGACCAGGCCAGACCATAAATTGGAAAGGGTAGAAGTAAAACTTGACCACAGTGACTGAGCTCCTGAAATCAAACTTGAGAAAATATTGGACAAGGTGCTAGTAAAGCTAGACCACAAAGACTGTCCCGTTGAGACTACTGAAGACCAAATTTCAGAAAGCCAAGCAGTGAAACTTGACCACGCTGTAGTAGCAGTCGTAACAATATTAGTCCACAATTCAGAAAGCCAAGCGGCGCAAGCATCCCACGTCGACTGAAGCCATTCAGATATGGTCCCCCAGTTCATGATGGCCTGAATGATGAGTGTAATAGCGGCAATAGCAGCAACTATTGCCGCTACGACAATTCCGACAGGCGCACCTATTGCACCTATAGCAATGACTAGCGGTGCTATTGCACCAAGCAGTAGCATTACAGCAGTTGTAACGAGGCCAAGAATCACGATAGTCTGTTGATCAGTTTCATTTAAGCTGGTAAACCAATTAACAGCAGATTCAAGCATGCCCATCAAAGGTTCTAAAGCTGGTATAACAGTCTCAAGTAGTGTACCACCTATCTCGGCAAGCCCTTCTTTTGCTTTGTTGGAATAGGTTGTTAGGTCATCAAATGGATCTTTTGTCTCAGCAAATGTTGTTGCTACAGTTCCTGATGAGTTTTGTGCTGCTTCAGCTAAATCATTAAAACTAAATGCCCCACGTTGGATAGCATCTACCATTTTAGGAGCGGCTCTATTTCCGAAAACTTCAGAAGCAATTCTTATTGCTTCTGTCTTACTAGTAGCATTCTGAATTGCATTGACAGTCTCGTTCAACCCCTCAGTCAATGTCTTTCCGTCTTTAGCATAGTTTACTGTAGCCTTTGAAAGTGAAGCTAAAGCTGCAGAAGAGTCAATCCCACTTTTTTCAAATCTACCAATTAATGTCGCCCCCTCTTTAAAAGATAATCCTAGCATCTTAATCTGTGGAGCTCCATCAATTGCTTTTTGAAAGATGGAGTCATAAGATTGACCAGTATCCTGGCCGACCTTTGTTACTGAGTCCAATACTCTCGCTAGATCCTCATTAGATAAACCGTAAGCATCAATTGCTTTCTTGGCATTTATTGCGGAATTTGAAATATCTTCTCCAGTTATTTTCGAATATTTCAATAGGTACTCTGCTGCAGATTGCAAAGTATCACCAGTAAGTTCAAATTGTGTATTTAACTCACCAACTGCGTCAGCAGATTCTTGAAATGTAGCCGATGGTAAGGATGTAGCGATTCCTTTTGCAATTTCCTGAAGTCCTAACAAGGCTTCGCCAGTAAGTCCAGTCTTCGTCGTAACAGTATCCATCGCTTCGTCGATTTCAGACCATGCACCTACTGTTTTTTTACCAGCATCAACCATTTTTTGACCTAGTTGTCCTGCCTTTTCAGCAATGTTCATCATTACATCGGCTTTTAAGTATCCTGTAGCTTCCTTGATGTTTCCTGTTGCTGAACGGCTCGAATCCCCTAGATTCCCCATGGCTTTATCTATCTTTAACACCTCGACTTCTGCTTGCCCAATTTCATTTTGAAGTTGTCGCCATTCCTCTGTTCCGATTTTTTCCTTTCCTAATTCCTCTTGTTTCCGTTTCAACTCCTGGACCTTATCCTTGGCTAATGAAGATTGTTTACCTAATAACTTCATTTTTTCTTCGGACAACTCTACATTTTTAGGATCTAATTCAAGCTTCTGGTTGACGATATCAAGTTCTTTTGCAACATTGTTGATTTCTTTGTTGAGATTTAAAATAGACTTTGGATTTCCTACATCTTCGATATGTTTTTTGGTTGAATTCATTGTCTGGTCAACAACCTTCATCTGTGATTCAACTTTAGAAATTTCAAGTTGAAGCTTATTCCACTGTGCTGACCCAACTTCAGATTCTCCCAGTTCCTTTTGTTGCTTTTTGAGTTCAGCAATTTTCATAGCACCAACACGAGCTTGTTCTTGTAAGTTGAGCAACTTACGATTCAGCAAGTCGACATTGTCTGGATCCATCTTCAATTGTCTATTGATGTTGTTGAAATCTTTTTTCAGACTAGATAAAGCATTATTGATACCTTTTACAGATCTGTCAAATTCAACAGTATTAGCACCAAATTTGACATATAAGCCTTCAAATGTTTCAGCCATAGATTTCCTCCTTTCAGTTTTAGTCAGACATTACATTTAGTAATTCTGCGTTTGATAAAGTTTTCTTCTCATTTTCATTGATACTCATCTGATGTAGTGTTCCCATCAGATAATTAAAGTGTTGACTTTCTGCCCAAAAAACATCCATCCGATTTTCAAAAACAACCTTATAAATTTTTTCAGAAGTTATGACTTCTGTTGAGGCTTTTTTCTATCTTGAGGAACCTTTGCTCTACTTCGGTTAAATTCATAAAAGAGGTCTGAAAAAAAACCAATATCAATCAAATCACCAAACCAAGGAGCAAGAGAGGCTGTTTCAGCAGTCAGCTCATTCTGTACCAAGCGACCATTCTCAACCTCACCGTACAGACAAGGGATGACTTCAGTTAGGAAGTTCATGAAATCTGGCTCCATAAGTAATGGCATTAGTTTGACCTTTTCTTCATCAGTTAAAGCAGATAAACGACCATTTACACCAGTTGCAAGAGCAAGCTGTGTGTAAGCTGTGAGTGCTTTTTGGTTGTCATCAAAGAAGTTGCGACCTGTCCGCTGTTCATACATCTTGATAGCTGGTAAAGAGTAAAGAAAGCGCACTGTTCCAGTGTACTCTCTTTCTTCACCATAACTATCAAACGCTGTGAATGATAGTTCTTTTTTAATCATTTTATCCTCCTGGCACGATGGCTGTTGTTCCTAAAGCTTCATTGATAAAATCAATCAATTTCATTGGGGTACTTGAAGCGAACAATTTATCAAATTTAGCACGGACAACACCCTTGTCTGTATCACGCCATACAATTTCTGAAACAGGTTTTTTATCTGAATCTAGAATAAAATTGTTGGGTGACGCAGTACATGGAATTTCAATTTCTTTTGGTGTAGCAGAGCTTTCATCTGTTGTAGTGCTGCCTTTTGGAGCTGATGCTTTTACATTGGTCCAGATGTGGAACTCTTCAACCTCAGAACCAAACTCGTCTGTAACCGTTTCAGCATATCCCCAAATAAAATTCGCATTCACACCAGTATCGATGAGCGCTGGAGGAGTTGAAGTTGTCAGCTTTTTACCCAAGTGATCAATCATGAATTGTTTAGGAATTTGATAAGTCGTGATGGATCCCTCAGTTGATTTCTTACCTTGAAGACGGACGTGCTCCACGTTATCTGCGTAGTATGCATTTGATTCTTGTGAAGTTTCAAAAGATGTTTTTCGCAATCCTGTAAATGGATACGGTTTTTTTAAATCGAGTGTGCCAGATTCTGTTTTGGAAATCTTGGCAAAGAATCCCGTGGTATTACCATGAGTTACCTCTCGTGTGTCATATTTATAAGTCATTGTGACTCCTTCCTTAATTTGGTCTGATTTTTATTGATTTCATATTATTGAGAAAGATTTCTTTATTTTTGAGGTATGCTGGTCTGATGTGTTCTTGAGGTGCTACAAATCCACCATTTTTTGTTGCATGGCCATTTTCTAACAAGTGAGCAAGCGACTTCTCTTTCCCATTGTTATATACTACAGCGATATCTTCAATGGTCTCGTGAGTCCATCCTTTTTCATATACTCCGTTTCTTCTAGGACTTCCGTCTCTAATGTCTCCAGCGGTGCTTTTTCCTGATTTTTCTATGATTTCTAAAACTTGATTCTGGATATCGATTTTTAATGTTTTCGCATTAACGCTACCACTTCCCACTTGTGAATACCTCGATTCTGTAGGTTGTAAGTAAGTAATCTGTATCAGGCTGTTTTAGATTCAACTGACTAGGTTCACACATAAAATTAGACAACATCAATTCCTCAATGCTGTCTAATTTCTTCTTGTGATAGTGACTGATTTGAATAGTCACTTTTCTCATGTGTACTGTGTCATCAGCAGTAATACTACTACCCGGAGTTAAACGATAGTAAAGAATAACGTTGTCAGGAGAGGACTTTTCCTCACGTTCCATATAGAACACTTTTGATTTTAAAGTGTTTTTTTCTAGGATTTCTTGAATTTCTTGCCTGGTGAAGAACTTCTTAGCCATTATTTCAATTCTCCTAATTCAATTATCGTGTAGTGGTCATCATCAGATTCAGTTCCAACATTTACCTTGTACTCTTTCCCTTTGTACTTCACGTAGTCTAAGGAATCTGTCACATAGTTAGAACGTATCCGAAATCTTGCTGTCAAAACTTGACCATCTGCCAAAGCTTTATCAAGTCTACGTTGGTAGATCTTCTCTTTTTCAGCTTTGACTTTCTTTTCTACAACTTGTTTTTCAAAAACACCTTTTTCGACCTCTGTACGCTCATCGTAACAAAGGATGATTGATACTCTAGATGATTTCATGATTTAACTCCGTAAATAGCTTTTAATTGATAAAGAATATTTGTCAATTCTTCATCAATCCAGCTCCTTGTTGTTGAATTTCCTGTCATCAAGGATTTATCAAATCTCTGAACACATCTCAAATGTAACCAATCTAAAATTGTTTCTTTATCATCCTCTTCAATCTCATTCCATTCTGTCAATTCGCTTTCTTTATCGATGCGATTGATAGGAATGTTGTTTCTCGTTAGATATGAAATCCCACTATTTATGTAGCTTAAAAATTGAGTGTCAAAGATTTCTTCTTCGACATCAACTTCAACCATTTCTTTAATTTGGTTAAGGATTGTCATTTTAGACTCCCCTTTCTATTTAAAATCAACCTTTTGTGAATTTCACAGCTGATTTGTACTGACCAAGTCGGCCACCAAGCACGCTAGCAAGTTCGATATGACGGCGATTCATCGTTACATCATAATCTTCAAAGCGATCAGCAGAAACATCATCACCAATCATCTTATAAGCCTTGTCAGCAAATGCGATAATTGGGTTAGTCGCATCTTCCATCCAGTCATAGACATATACTTGGTAACCAGCAATGACATTCCCTGTTTGTGAAATTGGTGCGAATGGTTGTGGGTCAATGTAGCGTTTTTCGCCATCCTTAACCATTTTAAGTTTACGAGCAATGGTTTTTGAAGTTACCAAAATTGGAGTTGTATTTGCAGCAAGTTTATCAATCCCTTTGACGAGGTTTTCTAAAACAGTACTGTCAAATTCCCCGTCAACACTGATTTCTTGTGTATCAAATAGTTGAGCAAGTGTTTCTTCTGCGATAGATTTAATTTCAGTGATTTTGTCATCATCATCACTATTTTTACCATCTCCGATAACAACAGCACGTTCAACTGCACGGATGAAGCCTTGTGCTAGTTCATTCATCACATAGTTGAAGTAAGCACCTGTTGTATCCTTCTTCAAGTCAGCATACTCAAAACTGTACTTGATGTAGACAGCTGCAGAGTTGATTGTATAATCGATAAATACAAAAGATTCATCTTTCTTTGTTTTGCCATTTTGATGGCCTTTAGCTTTTGCTTGTTGCGTTTGAAGCGCAACACGTACTGCATAACGAGGATCTTTGGTTACATGGTTCAGGATACCATCGTAATCATTAAATGCATTTTGGATTGCAATCAATACTGGTTCAGGTAAGATTTTGTTAACATCAGTTACACCTTTTTCAACCAGATTTGCTTCCCACGCTTTACGGGCACTGTTTGAGCTTCCTTCATTATCCATAAGGATTCGAGCGAAATCAAGTGCAGCTTCTTTTGTTTTTAAGTATTCCATTTGTATCTTGCCTTTCTGTACTTCCTTGATAGATTTAGCAGCTTTATTGAGATTGTCTTGTTTTTCTTCAATCTCAACATCTAACTTAGAAATTGTGTTCTTGAGTTCATCTGCTTTGGATACCAATCCTTCTGCATCCGATTTCAACTGTGCAAGTTCTTCTTCTCCAATAGTTGCTGACTCCAATTTCTCTTCGATTGAAGCTTTTTTAAATTTGATCTCAGATAACTCATCTGCATGTTTTTGTCGTTCTTCCATCAATTCGACTAGTGTTTTCATTTTTTTCTCCTTTTTTAAATCGTTGCAAGTTTACTCATGATATCTTGCTTCATGTTCGCCTGAGCGATTCGCTTGTCAACCACAGACATATCAAATCCCTTAATATTATCAATGGTTGCTTGAGGATTGGCTGGCACGGTCACGACAGATATTTCAAAGATTTCAACTTCTTTAAAAATCCATCCACCGTAAGGTTGCTTAGCGTCAACTGGCTCATAATCATTAATAAAAAATCCAATGCTCAGACTATCCAGTGCCCTCATCTTCATGAGGTCATAGGTTTTCTTAGCTTCTGGATCGCTTAGATTGAATGTTGACCGTGTTCGCAGACCTTTTTCATCTACCGACAGCTCATGCTTACCGATGACGCGATTGCGGTCGTGATTTAAGCACATAGGGACGACGGCCTTAGTTTTCAGGGTATTGTCAAAACACCCTTTGGCCATCACATCACCATCTCTGTCGGTATTGCCATAGGTGGAGGCATAAGCCTCAAAGTGAAAGTCAGCTGACTCTTCCTCAACTGACTTGACGACAAAGGTTTTTAATTTTTCCATATCCTACCTCCTTTCTTAAAATTTCTGCCAACCGCCCACCCTATTTTTAATTACTTTCGCTCGGCTCGATACGGACTGCATTTAGATTGGTTTCGAATACTTCTCCACCTTCATATCCTGGAAGCCCTAGATAGGTTTCACGGAATTCATTTGAATTCATCAAACCTGCGTATTTAGATTTAAATCCACCTTCTACTAGATCCTTGAATGAAATCATGTCAGCCATATCAAAGAAGACCAAGAGCTTGTTTCCTTGTGTCCTTGCCGTCTTCGTGAAATATTTTCTATTAATTTCTTCAGAGAATACACGTTGATATAATTTCATGACGCTAGAATAGTAAGCTCTATATTGTTCTTCTGTGTAGTCACAAGTAAACAATTTTTCATTAATTCCATGAGCATGATAAAGTTGAGATTTCAGAAACTCCATTTCTTCTTTAGAAGCGGTTGAGTAATCTTTGTTTAATTCCATAAACTCTTCACCTTGCTCGAGATAGGCAATGCCACCAATTTCAGCAAGTTCCATCATGCTATCAACTCTACTCTTAGCTTGTTTCTTCAAATGTTCATCTGCTGCTTTAGTTGGTAGTTTTAAGAATCCTCTCAACTTTGAATTCCCTCTGCCTAACTTCTCGGTTAACGCATCAAGGTTGATATCAATTAATTCTGTGATTTGGTTTAGTTGACTTGTCACGTTTAATTTAGGATTTTCAAAAACCCAGACATCGCTAAGAGGTAGCTCAATCTCTACATCATCAATCATGATTTCAACTCTCTCTGCAGTCCATGATATGGTTTTCTTTGCAAACCAAATTTCAATCAGTCGACCATTTTCCCAACGTGGAACAACGACTGCAACACCATCTTTCAGCATAGCTCTTGTTACATTTGCCCAAAATACAACTGGTATTTCAAGAGGATTTGGAGAGAAAGATAAAACATTTGCAAGATCACTATTTTCAAACCACTCCATCTTATCAACTCCCGTCGGATTTCGAGTGATTCTCACATGCTTAAATCGAACTTGTGCAGTATCTGTTGAAATCTTATTGTAGATATTGTCTAAGTAAATCGAATTTCTTCTCCAATAATTCAAATTTCTTTGTAAATAGGTCCTTGTGGATTTTCTATTGCTTGGTCTGAAAATCCTAGCAAAAACCTCTCTTAAATTATTTATATATTTGTTCATTCTTCACCTCAATCAAAGTAATAACTCAAGTCTTCCTTGAAATTTTCGTAGCAGATAAAAGCATCTAACTGACTAGCAAATACGTCAATCTTTTCTTTTGCTTTTTCTTTATTTGGAAATACATTGTTATTCGCATCTATCTTGACACGAACATTTGCGTGGTTCCAAGTTGCCACAGGATCGTCAAAGATGATTTTCCCCATCTTAGCTTTTTCTTTATACACTTTTAAAGGATTGGATAAGCTCTTGACCGTTTGTGGAATGTCGTGACATATATCTCCGTAGTAGTCATTAATTAAGCGGATAAGCTCTTTTGCATTCCAGCGGTCATATCCGACTGCAACTGGTAAGATTCTATTCTCACTCATAAACTGCCTTAATTCTTCAAAGATATAAGCTTGATCATTGTAGTCCAACTCATGAACATGAAGCTGTCCACTAAGCTCCCACTCAGCGTATTTGTCCCTCAGTTCTTTCGGAAGTCCTTCAATCGTATGACGTGGCATGAATTTCTTGTTCAAATACTGACGCTCTTCGCCACGCACGACCATAAATGAGACCGAACAAATGTCATTGACATCCGACAAGTCAACACCAAGCACACAGCGAGCACTCCTCTCCTCATTTCCGACAAACAAACTCTTATCAAACTTATCTAACCAACCCTTACACTCTTCATTACTGAAGTAAGCAAGATAGTTATTAACAGGGAGATTAAATGTTTTAGCCATCAGCTCAGCCTGTTGTGCTGGATCATTCTTGCTCATTTCAATATCCTTGGCAATCGTCTCCTTCTCAGTCGTTATACCGAGTAAAGGCATAGCTTTCTGCCACATATCTGGATTGTGAATTTCAGAAACATCATCCAGCTGATAAATCCAAGGCATGACCGAATGATTGACAATCTTTTCATCAAGAATATCTACCCAGATGTTGTAATACTTATCAAAAAGCTTGTCCCGTTTCGTCCCATTGGTGGAGATGTACCAGGTTATCCAATTTTTTCGCTTGCGACTCGAACCATCATTCACAACCTTGATGAAGTCATCATCATAAGTGTGCACTTCATCAAAAATATTGTAGTGAGCATTAGTACCATCAAGACTTTCATAGTCGGAAGTCTTGATTGACATAAGACTATTAGTTGTCTCGTACAAGATACCTTGTTTAGTTGACCGTAGTATGTCAGCCTCACGCATATAGTGTAGCAAGCTCTCTTCGTTCGACAGCATAGCTCTAGAAGCATTAAACAGATATCCAGCTTGTTCACGACTGTAAGCTAGAAGCTGAATATCAGCACCCCACTCACCGTCAATAATCTGACCAACCTCACCAATGGCAGAACCAAGGGTTGTTTTTCCTGTACCACGAGGTACAATAATAGGCACCTCATGAATGAGACGCCTTTCTTCAAAATCTTTATATTCTTCAAGTGTATCGGGATCTGTTTTTGTAACTTCAACTGTATGATAAAAACCCCACGTTGTTTCTAGCCAGACCTTCTGAGGCAAAGCCAAGTGTAACTTTCCAGCAAGACCTTTAGTGTTGCTGCACTCTTCCTCAATGAACTCAATCCGTTTGTCAACTTCTTCTTGTTTAAAGATGTATTGTTCCTTGTACCTCTCTACTCGTTTAATCGACTTCATCGTAAGTTCACAAACACGAATCTTCCCTGAGTAGACCAGCTGAGCATATTTATCAAAATATCTCATCTCAACCATATCGAGCCAACTTCTCCTGAATCATTTCTTTGAGGCTATCACCCTGTGGACTTTGCTTTTCAATCGTTGACATAATCTGCATGTTTAGCTTTTGATACTTTTCCATTCCATCAAGTAAATACTTATCAGGTAGCTCACCGTCATTGATGACTTTATTGATTTCCAATTGGAAGTTTTCAATCACTTTTTGATTATGATTGTATTGAGTTTTAAGATTTTTCAAACCTACTGAATCATTGTCATTGATTTCAAGCATTTTTTCTTTTGGAATTAACTTGAAAGTCTTACGAGATAGTTCAACACGTTCTTCTCTTGTATACTTCTGCCGTTGATTTGCCAGCTTTTCTAACTCTTTGAATTGACTTTTTGTGATATTCGACCGAGTTTCTTCAAATATGCCTAGCTTTTTTCGATACCTGGTGAGGGTAGCACGACTTATTCCTAGCTTTTCTAAAACTTCATTGATTTTCAAAATCATGCTCCTTTCTTGTATCAATTTTCGTCATTTTTGGGGGAGAGGTATATAAGAGGATTGACACCGTTATTATTTTGAGTGTGTGAAAATTTTAAATAGGGGGGATCTGATAAAAATCAAAAATCCAAAAAATAAAAAATCAAAATAAATTAATATTCCGATTTTCTAAATTTAAATTTATTTTACTTTGAAATGTTTTTGTATTATGACACTCGAGACAAAGTAATTGCAGATTATCTTCGTTGAGAGTAATAGACTCATCTTGATAATTAGTTTCATCAATCTCTATAATATGGTCAACGATGCTCTTGCCATGAATTAAACGTCCACACACATCGCAGCGCATACGCTTTGTAGTTCTGATTCTATTTCTCAGAGTTCTCCAAGGTTTCGAGTTGTAGAATTTAATCTGCCAAGATCTAAACCAGTCAGAGTGTTTAGGATTCTTGAATGTCATAGCTTGAATGATTCAACTCGGATTTCTCTTGTGTATCTGTTCATGAACGAAATCATCTTATACATTGGCTTGTCCCATGCATAAATTATTGATGTTTCAACTAGAATCTCACTAGTCAACGAGTACGGATACCTTTTTGGTCTCATGCTTACCTCCAACAAAAAGAGAACATATCTAGACTTGCTCTCCGAATTTTTCGCATGATACAAATATATCAGATTCATTTTGTCAATTCTATATCTTTTTTTGACAAGATTTATTTTTGAGTTTTGAATTTATGTAAAATATCTCTGTTGAATTAGTTATATCTTATATTTTATCCAATTTTGTTTCATACTAAAAAACTAGCACGGACAACGCTTCAGGCCCTCTTCAAAATATAAACTAGAAACCTCCTCGTTATGGATAGTTGAAAAAATCAAAAAAATATTAGAGGCTAAAATTACTCATCTTAGTATCAAGTTCATCTTGCCTTACACAAATATAAATTAGTGTAACTGCTGGACTTGAATGATTGAATAATGACATCAAGTCTGCAACGTTCTTGTACTTCTTGTAGTAATGATAGCCAAATGTTTTTCGCATCGTGTGAGTTCCGACATTATCGATTCCTAAGTCTTCAGCAGCTCTTTTAAGAAACCAGTATACCGTCTTATAGCTGAGCGCCTTATTCTTTCCGACACG